TACACCACCACGTGGGTCTACATCAACGTTTAATATAAAAGGAGATTCATTGTCTTTTAATTGAAACTGGTCTGCGCGAAAGTTTAATCCGCCAGTAAAATCTCTTTTTTGGTCAAAGACAATTTGTGCCATCTTAGAATGCTACCCCAAGTGGGTATGGGCTACCCGGCAATACTTTCATGCCCACTTCAAATGGTGCAAAATCATATGCTTGAAGTTGTAAACCACCCGACATAATAAGTTGACGGTTGCTCGATGGAGCAGTAAGATTATTTTGCAATACACTTACACCTTGTTCAAAGTTACGCATGTATGCGTTAGCCATCTCATTATCTTCTTGAAACTGAAAAATACGAGCCATAACATAATTAACTAAAGGAAGTTGTAGTTGCGGCGAAATGTCAATTGCTGCGTTCTCATCAGACAACCAAGCTATTGATGGGTTGCGAAATGCCCTTATTGTAAATGTATAATTGTTATCAGGCAATGGCCAAATATTTAATTGGTTAGCCCAAATAGAATAGTATGCAGGTTGTCCTTCTTGGTCAGAAGTTCCAACCCAAATTGATTCACATCTTGCTTGGTCAAGATATATTAATGAATTACCGGCATATGCTGGGTCACTGTTTACTACGGATATTATTTGCAAAATATCTGTAATTGATTTAGGGTTACTTCCAATAACAGTTGGTTGCGTTTGAGTAAATGATGAATATGGTCTAATGTTTTGAGCTACTGCTAATGAATAAGTTGTTTGGTAGTATGGCCAACGAACACTAAGAGCTACAACTTTTTGAAAACCTTCTTTAATAAAACCGTTAACAAGGTCAGTTGAAATATCATCATTAGTGTCAATACCAATATCTAAGTCAGAAAGTTCGCCAACAAACGTACGCATCTGCGCTAGTGTAAGATTAGCGTTAGAAAAATTTATAGCCATTATTTAACTCTCCTTATTCTTTAGGGTCTAAGGCTGCGTCCTTGTTTTCGCCAATAGCATTCATTCTTCTTAAATGCCCAATACAGTAATCTGTGCCTTTAGCTTTTGGCGCTTTGCATTCTTCTTCTTTTGAATTTGTTGCTTGGCATAAACCATTTTTGTAGTGCACATTTCCGTAAGCAACGCCTGATGGTGGTGCAATCTCTACTGAACCTACTACAGCTCCGGCATGATAGTCTGCTCGTGCGTTTCCAATTAAACGTGCGCCCTCTACAGAACCGTATGGTTCCGTGCCGGCTAATCCTTGTCCTACGCCTTGTGTTTGTTTATTCATATTATTTTCCTTCTTTCATGAATAGTACCTTAATTAGAAGATGCCGCCAAGGGTCCTTCCCCCGGGCGGCATGTATCTACTTGCAATTATTATTCGTTGTCGCCAACAAATATGCGCTTCCAGGTCAAAGTTGAGAGTGTACCCTTTGCAATAATTGTTGATGCGTTTTCTGCAATGCCACTAACTCCAATGAATCCATCTGCTGATGGCGTAATTACACCATAAACAAATGCTTGGTTCAAACCAGTAGTACTTATTACCGAAGCAGTACCGTGGTCTGGAGTGTCAATTGCTACACCAGCCGTACGAACGACTGTGGTTGCATCTGTGTTGTATTCTGAAACGAATGCAACATTTGTTGGAGTTGCGCTTGCTGTGATTGAAAACGCTGCACCGTCAGTTGCTGCCACTGCTGAGTAAGCTACACGAGCTGCAAACTCGTAAGTGTCTCCCGCTTTGCCAAACCAGCCAAAGTCGTTAGTGTCAACTGCTGCGTATGCTACGCCCAATGTTACGTCTGCGGCGAGTACGTTAGTACGCTCCACAATGAATTTATTATTTGTTGCCATAGTTGTATGTCTCCTTGCCTTTCGGCAGATACCTAACTAATGTTTTTATTAATTAGAATTTGTTTGTTTATTTATTATTAATAGCCGGCACTGGGAGAGCTGCCGAAGGAAACAGCCTTTAAACTCCCAGCACCAACTACATCTTTTGCTTTATTTATGCGTCAGCAGTCATGAAACCTTGACGGTTACGGTTGCTGCAGGTTAACTGACCGTAGGCCAACACGAGGGCGTAACGGGCGTCTACGCCAGCTACAGTGCCGTTCATGAAGTCTGTGGTCTTGAACCAATAGCCATTCAAGCCGGTGAGCTTGAGGTACTTGCTGTTAAGGAAGTACATTGGCGCATCGGATGTATCAACTGCAAGTTGCAAGTCAAACACAATTGGTGTCTGCTTGAACATCAGGTTTTGGAAACCTGAGTTAGCTTTTGCAACGTCCTGATAACGGACTTGGTTTGTCAACAGTGACTCATACTTTTCAAACAAGCTAGTGTTCGTGATGATTAAGTCAGGAACATCTGAGCCCTTTGAGGCACGGTTGTAGACATCAGCCATGTTTGTAAGCGCAAGCGTTGCAGCCATGTTTGTTGCCTGGGTTGGATTCCAGAACGAGTTGGTTGTTGAATCAATGCCACCGACTGTGTTGTTCTGGGTTCCGATAATGTTGCCAAGACCGTTAAAGTCTGAAGCCGCTGGTGCTGAGCCTGGTGTACCGAAGAGTTGCGCGTTAAGCGTAGTCTTCAAGGACATTTCAGCTTGCATAATTTTAGCATTCAACAGTTTGATGATTGCCTCGGTGCCACGGTTCTTGGCTTCTTCGATACCGCTAATTGCGATAGAAGCAGCCATCTGCTTCCAATCGAACTCAGCAGCTGTGATGCCCTCTTGTGGAGTAAGGTCAATTGCATCGTACCCTGAGTATGTTGCAACAGTATCGTTGACAGCGTACATCAATGGTTCGATGATTTGGGTGCCGCCCTCTTCAACACGGACACGTCCGCGCTCGTTGAGGTGGTTAAGAAGGACTAGGTCCTTGAAAATGTTGTCGACTAACGTCGGCTGATAGTTCTGCAGCGTAGTTGACAACAGTGAATTAAAGTCGGGATTGCCGGCCATGTTAATATCTCCTGTTTGTTGTTGTTGTTTGGTTAATAATTTAACGTCTTCTTAGCTTGTTCAAAAGCCTCAAAAACTGACGTTGGTTTAGCAGCTTTGGGTGCGACTGAATTTTTGTTGGCAGAGCCACCAGAAACCACTGATGCTGAACGTTTGGCCTCAACCCTAGACTGGTCTTCAACTAGTTTCTTCTTTGCCTCAGAGGCTGTAGAATAAACTTTATCAAAAGTAATCTGTTTAAAGACTGCTTCCAAATCTGTTGAACCAGACGCTAGTGCTTTGGCTACGACTTCATCAGCGTTAAAATCATCACCGTACTTGCTTAGCAAAGAATCAATAGTCCTAGTTAACTCATCTATAGCTTTAGATTGCTCGAAAGCTGCAATGCGTTGCTCTAACTGTTGCATTTGCTTTTCAGCTGGGTCTAGATACTCATCCTCTTCAGGTTTTGTAACTACACCGTATTGCTGTTGCAGCAACTGCAAGGTAGCAGCTGGGTCATTTTGCAGAGCTTCTGCTAATGCACTAGCATACTGAACTTGTTTTCTTTGTTCGCTGAGTTCTTGGGTCTTACGGGTATAATCCGCTTGACGTTGGTACCCAGCTAGAGCCTCCTTAACGGGAACAACAACGTCTTCGCCATCTACTTGGAGCTTGATGACTTTGTCAGCAATCTCTGTATAGTCGAATAATTCTTGTTCTTGTTCTGGAGTTTCTGCTATGACCTCTGTCACTTCATCAACTTGTCCATCTGCAATGGGGTCAATTACGTTTTCAGGGTTAGCAATATTATTATCTGTCATTATGGAATCCTATCCTTCTTTGGTTGTTCCTATTTTTATTTATATACAATGTTCCTACTACTAAGGAAAAGTATTACATGAAGTGTTACTGACCACCTAATAGTGCTTGAATTATCTCTGGCGGAAGACTTTGAATGCTGCCTGGAAGGGCGCCTTCTCCTGGTTGTCCGCCTGGACCTTGAATCGGTCCTCCTGATATTAAACCTGGTGGCAATTCTGGTGGCATACCTTCCATCATCTCTGGTGGCATACCTGGTGGCATACCTTCCATGCCTGGTGGTGGACCCTGTGGTGGAGCTTCAGGTGCTGGTGGTTCTTGTAAGAAAGAAGATGGGTCCTTAACACCAAACCCTATACCAAGTACGTATTCTGCTAATTTAGGTAAGTTAACAAGACCAGCTTGAGCAAATGGTTGCATTGCCGAAACCATCTGTAAAGCCATGTCTCTACGGAAAGCTTCATTGCGTGGAGCTGTAGAACCAGCCTCAACAGTATAATCAAACTCACCATTAATATAATCTCTATCAAATGTTAGCCATACAGGTGCAGATTCTGTGCCCAATATTCTTACAGTCATCTCACCCGTCATAAACTGTTGGGCTAGCATTATAAGATTAGAAGCACATTGAGCTATAGCATTTTCAATAGCTACAAGTTTCTC